GCAGGCCGTCATTGACGGTCACATACTCCGGATTGCCGCGCATGTTCGTGATGCGGAATTGCTTCTCTTCCGACATGAACTGCTCGATGTTGGCGAGGATCTTCTCGCCGCGCACCTGCTGGGCAAACCGGTGATTGTCGAACAGCTTGGCCGTCGCGAGCGCGCCCTGCTCCTGACGGGCTTGGATGGCAATGCCTGATACCGCGTTGGTGCTCCGGCCAAGGTTCTCGTCGGTCACACCCCCGACCTGCTGCACCATCTGGATGTTGCGCGACATCAGCTCGAGGTGCCACTGGCTAAGCTCTCGGTCGACGTCAAACTTGAATTGCTTGTTGGCGTTCACCTCGATGATTGCGTCGGGCTGTGCGATCTCAGTTCGCAGCTCTTCGATGTCATCGACAGCACCCTTGTCCATGATGACTTTATTCGTCGACAGGATGTGCAGCGCTTTCGATGCGCGCTTGTTGATGTCGCTCTGAATGTCGCGGATGTTGCGAACCAGACCGTAAGGCATGCCGTCGCGATCGCGGCGCTTGTTCCAGATCGGCGTGAACGGGTACCGATTGTGCCGGTAGATCGAAGGGGAGAGCCAGAGCATCCCCGCTGTGGTGAACAGCGCAACATACATGCGCATCGTCGCTTTCTTGACGATCTCACCGTCGCCCTCTTCCATCGCGGCAAGGTGGCCGGGCGACATGTCGTCGTAAATGTCGCCGGCGAACGTGCCGCCCGAAATCTTCTCAGTCGTAACTGGCATCTTGAACCAGCACTCGATCACTCTGACGCGGTTACGCTGGTAGCCGGTGACGCGATCGGAAACGTACGTGGCTTCGCCCCTTCCCTGATTTTCCAGCTCTGGGCCGTCCATCGCCTCATCGCCGTAGGCGTCGATCATCGCGAAATTGTCTGCGTCATCCACGCTCCGAGTGAGAAGCGACTTGCGCTTGGGGAAGATCGCCTGGGCGACATCGAGGTCTAGCCACTTCATGCGCATTACGTAGCGGGCGTCGTCGAGGTCGTATTCCGTTGCGGCGCTGTCCCACAGCATGTTGCGCCACGATTCGTAGCGGGAGAACAGCGGTTCCCCCTCGTCGTCACCCTGATAGCCGTCTTCCATCCAGCCAAGGCCGACCTTCGCCGCATCCTCAAATCCACGGCTGACGTGGAAACCACTGCGGTTGACGTCCCCGAGGTACTTGAGCAGCTCGGACTTGCGCTGCGCAGGCTTGCCATCCTCTTTTCGGCGAGGCAGCACCTTGAAGTCAGTGCGTGCGCGCTTTTCGGTACCGATGACCCAATCGACGGTCGTGGCCGTGACGTTGAACACGAGAGGCGACTGGCCGCGCTCTTGCAGCACAGCCGCTTGCTCCTCGGTCCACTGGATGTTGTCGTAGAAGTCCGCATCGATCGCCATGTCGCGGCGGTTCTCAGCCTGGCGGTCCAGCTCGCGGGTGTAGAAGCCGAGCAGCCGCTTGTGCAGCTGGGTATTCTTGCCATTGTCAAGCGCGTTGCCCGTCTGTGGCCGTTTCGACGCTGGCGTGTCTGCCGGGATTGGCGATTCGTACCGCTTCTTCCGCACCGATCCATCGTCAGCGTCGAGTGAAAACATTCTATTCCCTTATTTCGGCTTCGATCGTGCGCCCGGAGTTGGGGTCACGCATGGTGACTTCGGCCACGGTTTGCTGATCATCTGGCGTGTAAGGGGGGATAGACAGGAGGTCGCCCAAAAGGTCGGCAATGAACATTGCCAGCCGGATCACGGTGCGACGGTCTGTTGATAGTCCAAGGATGTTTGCGAACTGGAGTGCCGTTGGTGCGGCTTGGGCAGGGTCGCCGACTTCCTCTGACCATATCCATGCACGGTCCATAGTGACCACGCATGGTGTCAGCCTGTCGTCATATTCCCTGTCCGCTGGAATAAGAACCATACACGGGCGGAATCGATCATCCATCCGTATCCAAGTACCGATAGCCATAAGGCCGTCTCTACGGAAAGTCCAGTGACGCTTATTGAGGTCCAAAGCTGCTGCCATTTCGATGCCTTTCAGAGGGTCATGGGGTCACGCGCTCGGCGGCGCGATGAGGAAGAAGAAGCGGTGACGGTGCCGCAGAGGCGTGCGACCTCGTCGCGGTATTGCGCCTTCTGGCGCAGCGCATCGGCGGCGTGCTGGTGGCCGTTCTTCGCGGGCGTCTCGGACCACACGCCCATGTTGGTGTTCCAAGACTTGCGGTAGTTATCGAGGTGCAGGATGCCCTTCGCGCAGTTCTGCTCGTCGAAGACATAGTTGACCATGTCATCCTTCAGCGCTGGCATGCCGATCGCCATGAGATCAGTCGTTCGCGGAACGATGTGGACGTTCTTCAGGCCGAGGCCTTCGAGCATCTGACGCGGCGTCTCGATGATGATAGCGCCTGGTCTGCGCTGGTCGCCGTCGTGCGGCAGGAAGTGATGCCCCCAGACGTAGCCGTGCTTCTGCATCTCGGCGATGACGTAGCTGTAAGGCTCGCTGCTGCACTCGAAATAATTGATCCAGTGGTCCATCATGCCGACGGACTGGTGAAACCATATCGCGATGTCGTCATCGACGCCCAGGTCCCAGAACGTGTTTACCGGCAGGTTCGGACGCCAAGGAACGCGAGTGATACGCCCCTCGCTTCTCGCTCTGGTCAGCTGCTTGGCGAGGATCACGCCTGCGGTGGAAACCTTGAACGCTTCCTCGACGGTTGATGGGTATTCCTGCCACATCATCTCGTCTTCGTCGGAATAGTCGTTCAGCCTGGTCGCCACATACCAAGCGCGCTTGCGCAGCGATATTTCACGGCCAATCTCACGCTCCATCTCGTCGAAATACTTATCGTCCTTCGCAGAGATTGTGATGCCGGTCGGATCGACCTCATACTCGTCAGCATCCCACCACGATGCAAAGTGCAGCCGGTATTGCAGGCGCGAGAGCTGCTTGCCGGAATCGGCATTGGCCTTCGCTTCCATCACCATCTTGTAGTAGGCGCCGTCCCTGCCCTTCGCTGTGCTCTCGATGAAGGTGATGCCCTGCCCGGCTGCTGCGAGCGCGCCGGTGACGATCTTCTCAGCCTTCTTCGGCGACTCGAAGCAGATGATGCCAAATTCGGAGACATGCAGCCAATTCAGCGTGTCACCACGCGCTGATGTGGACACCTGAATCGAGGAGCCGTTGCTGAATATCTTTTCCGACACGTTGTCGGTTTCGATTGTCACCTGGTCGCGCAAGAACTCTGGGAGGCGTTCATACGCGAACTCGATCTTGTTGCGCATGATCTTGCTTGCGGTGAACTGGTCCTGCGCGATGATGGCGGCGCGCTGGTTTTCGTTGAACAGGCAGGCGTCAAGTATCAGCAGCTGGATTACGGTGGAGAAGCCACGCTGACGTGCCTTCGGTACGATGTTCCTGTGCCAGATGCGCTTGAGAAACTTCTCCTGCGCCTCGTTGGGCTTGAACAAGACCGTGTGACCATCCTTGTCGAGGATGTAGTAAAGGTTTCTGATGCGCCAGTTCGGGTCTTTCAGGTTCTCAAGGAACTGCTCTTCAGTCAGACCGGCAAGATGCTCGTACATTACGCCTCATCTTCTTCGACGGGCGAGAATGCATTGGGCGTGGTCGCTGGCTCCTCGACAGGCACAAACGTGCTGCCGCCGATCCGCTTGAGGAACGATCCGAGTTCGCTATCTTTCTCGACATCGTGCTTGATGTGACGCACGTCGCGCCACGTTCCCGGCTTCCGGTTCTGCAGCCACCACATCGCTGCTTTGGTGTCTGGCGGGACATGCTCGATGATCTCGACACGCTGCGCCTCGCCTTCGATGACGACGATCTTCTCGCTGTCGAACGAATAGCCTGTGGCACGCTGGAAGAGGCTGGTCTCGACGCGCTTGTCGGCTGCGTCCTTGCCCAGCTCGAGTGCTTCACGAAACTCTGGATAGTCCAGCTTCCAGCGGTGAATTGTACGGATGCTGACCTCGAAGGCCTGCGCGATCTCTAGATCCGTGGCGCCGAGGCTGGCGAGCGACTGAGCGATGGCAATGTTGCGATCTTCCCAGACCGTGGGCCTGCCACCGTAATTGCGCGGATCTGGACGGAACGCGTTGCCGAACTCCGGGTGCTCTTCCTTCCACCACTCGAGTTCCTCGACATCGATGCCGATGATGCCGGCGATCTCCTCATCCGAGACCTTGGCGAGAAACATCGTCCGCGCCAATCCGATGAACCGCTTGTCGTACTTCACCGGCTTGGGCTCGGCATCCTTCTCAACCGCTGCTTTCCGCACCTTCGGCTTTGCAACCTTGCCCCCAGCCTTCGCAGACCCGCTCCCATTCCGGGATTTCCGCTTTAGGGGTGACAAAACCTCATCCGGCTTCGATGGCTTCTTGCTCACCACGACCGACCTCCTGCCCTCGCTCGACGAGCGGCTTGAGCTGCGGCTGCACCCGATCCGGTTCTACCGTCCAGGCTGTTGATCAATCGATGCGATGCTGTGATTGGCGGAGGATCATCGGGAACGGCTAAAACCTGTTCCCTCCTTGCCCGCCTATCCTCATACTCCGAAGAGCTATTATTATTCTTATATGGCTCTGGTACTGGTATTACAGCGCAATTGGTCAGCAATTGCTTAATCGGATCATTGAATTTGTTTGGTAATTTCGGCTTTTCACCCGAATTATCCTTTCGTTTCGATCCGTTTTCAGCGCGTTTTCGCGAGATTTTCAGCGAATTTTCTATCTCGCTCTCAGCGCGGTGATTGCTCAGTTTGCCACCCGCTGTGACGTAGATTTTGCGCAGCTGGATCAACTCGTCGAGCAACACCTTGGCCTTTCGGAGAGAGCAATTCAGCTCACCAGCGAGCCAGCGCTCGTTGCGATCAATGGGACCGCCCTCGTCGTAGATCAGGTCAAGGATCGTCGTGTATGCCCCGCGCTGCTCGAGCGTGAGCTTGCGATATCCTTGCAGCGCGTCGCCATGATACCGGCGGTGATAAGGCATGGTACGGCGGCTCATGCTGGCGTCCCTTCAAATGGTAGTGAAAGCGGCTCCTGAACCGGCTGTGGCGCCGGTTCGGTCTGTTCGGGGTAGATTGGGGCGTCGGCCTCTGCAAAGCTGCGCTGGCGCAGCTGGCGGCACACAGCGTGTGTCACGTCCTTGCCGGTAAGGTTCCAGGCTAGAGCGCGGATCATATCGGGGCGCGTAGAGCGTGATGTGCATGCAACGCGATGCCTGTAGCACTCGGCCTGCAGCTCCGCCGCCCAAAGCATCTCAAGCAATTTTGTTGCGTGCGGAATGCGGTCGAACTGCCTCAAGCGATCGA